TGTCGCGCACCGGGTTCTCCGGTATCGCGTCGTACCTCACGGCCAAGCCGAAGGCGAGGCTCAGCACGGTGCGGGCCTGCTTGGCCATGCTGTAGCTCTTCGTCGCGGCCAGGGTCTTGATGAACTGGTCGACCTTTACGACTAGTAACCGCCCAATCTGGCGTCCTACGTCGAAACCGAAACCGGCTCTGACTCAGCGTTTTCGCTGGTCAGAGCCGGTTTCTTCGGTCGGGCTGACAGGATTTGAACCTGCGACCCCTTGACCCCCAGTCATTTTCAGCCACGTTGCTGACCTGCGGCAATGCGGCTGACAGCGCGTCTGACTTGGCCTTATGGCGTTTGCTTGCGTTGGCAGCCGTTGGCTGTCTGCGGACTTCTTGCGGACTATCTGCGGACTAGCGGTCGTCGTGAATCGAGCGCCCGGTGCGCTCGGCCCATTGCTCGATGTCCTCACGCTTCCAGACTGGCCCAGCCGAGAGCCTGACGGTTGGCTCGGGGAACTGCTCTGTCTCAGCGAGCTGACTGACGCGTTGCCGGCTGACTCCCAGCATCCGGGCTATCTCCGCGACGCCGACTAAGTGATGGGTCATGCCTCGGACGCTATCTTGACATCTTCAAGGGCCTTGGTTCATTCTCGGAGTGTCGTCTTGAAGTTATCAAGAGGCGGCCCTGCTCAGGGGTGCGGGAGCACCGCGAGCAGGGCCTTGATCCCGACCTGACCTGGAGGTCAAGACCCATGACAAGAATGCCCGAGATCGCGTCGATGCGCATGGTCAACGACGGCTTCGCCACCATCGCGCAGGTGAGGCTATGACGCTGTATTGGTACAACATCCCAGGCTTCGCCGATCGAACCGTTGACGAAGTGGTCGAACTACTCGAACCGCTGGGCGTGACCCTGCAACCGGCCCGTGGGACGGTTCACTACCACGTCGACGACGACTCCAAGCGGCTGATGAAGGCCGTCGGGGCGATCAGCCTTGGGGTCAAGAGCGGCCGTATCAGCGTCTTTCCGTACCGCGGAATCCGACCCAATCCCGAGCTGCGGGCGCTACTAGGGAGCGCCGAGCAGGCCTTCCACCACAAGCCGGCGCGCGCGCAGTGTTGGCGCTATCACCGCAAAGGCAACCGTGGCCCGTGGTGGAGCTACGTGGTTTACGTCCCGTGTGACGACGACGACGAGATTGCCGTGCTCATCGCTCGCGACCTGCGGCGAGTCGACAGGATGACAGGTGACGAGATCATGAAGCTGATGGAGGTCGAAGCATGAGCAACGGGAACCTCAGGGTTACTCGACCGCCGAGCTTCTCCGACGAGCAGTGGATGGACCTCCAGGCCCATCTCAACGAAGTGGTTCGCCAGCTTTCCGCAGTCCAAGAGCCCCCCCCACCAGGAGGTCCGCATGCCTGCGCCAGACTGAGCCGGTGGTCGCACTCCTGACCGTCCCGGAGGTCGCCCAGCGACTTCGCATGTCCGAGCGTTTCGTCCACGACGAGGTTCGCCGCGGCAACCTGCGTGGTGCCAAGGTGGGGCGTCGGTGGCGCATTCCCGAGACGGCTCTCGATGCTTACATCGCTGCGAATATGAACGTGGCCGTTCAAGACCGCCCCCGGCGGCGCAGGCGTCTCATATGACGGGCACCCGCCTCCGCTTCACGACCGCCCAAGCTGCGGCCTACGCTAGCTGTCACCCGACGACGGTTCTACGGGCGCTCGAGGCTGGCGATCTTCACGGTGGCCAGCGTAAGCCTGGCGGTCGGTGGTCGATCCGGCTGGCGTGCATTGATGCGTGGCTCGACGGGCAGCGGTGCGAGCACCAGCAGGCCGTAGTGAGCCACAGCGAACCTCCACCGTAAGGCGACCACACTGGGTCGAGGCGCATCCGGCCGCCTATGTCTGGGGTGGGGGTTGAGGGGGCACCCTGGCTGGCTCGAAGCATGGCGCCGTGAGGCCCGGCCGCATCTAGCGGGTCTAACGTGCTCGCATGGCCCTCAAACCGCCGAACGTCTCCTGGCTCGGGTTCACGAAGGAACAGGCGGAACTGCTCGACTTCCTTGATTACATCGGCAATAACGGCTGGGACAGAAACGGTCAGACGGAGGAGCTCATGCCCAACGTTCTCGCGCAGGTTGAGCAGGCGGGCCTAACCCTGGCTCAAGTCAAGGAAGCCTTGAAGTCGATCGGCTACGACTCAAGAACTCTGCACCAGCTCGACCGTTGGGAATCCAAGCGCACCACGGGCAGATTTGGCCGCTGACGGCCTGGTGGGCGAGACCCATCGCGACGGTCAGTCGAGGCTGTCGAGCACCTTTCGTAGCCGTTCGATGGCTTTGCCGTGATGGCCGCGCGCGACCATGTAGCCCAAGACGATGGCCGGGTCAAGGCTCCGTCGTGAGGCTTGGTCGCTCAGAACGCGTGTCGCCATGTTCTTTCCGAAGCCGGCTGTCCAGCCGTTGTTGCCGTGCCAGCTCACGCGGTCGAGATCCTTCACCAAGTCGACGTCCCGCGTATCGGGCGTCACCTGGCCTGTCACTAGGTTGGTTGCCTTGACTTCAACGGCCCAACCCAAGAGCGGGTGGCTTACCGATTCGACGACCGCAAGGACGCCGTCGCGGGCGTACATAGCAGCTAGGTCCATGCAGTCGTATCCCGGCACGTAGGCGAGGACTGCGCGCTTCATGCTCCCGTGAGGCCGGTTGCTTCGAGGGGTCACAGCGTCGTACCGCTGAGCCATCTCCCGCACAGCGTCGGCGCCGCTATGCCACTGGCCCTGAGTAGGGCTCACCAGCAGAGGCTCGAGACGGTTTTCTCTTGCTCGTTTCAACACCCAGTCGAAGGCGAGGTCTGCGGCGTCGTCCCAGGGGCGTTCGGGATCATCGTCTGGTACCCATGCAGCTGTGTATGCGTGCTTCGCCACAGTTGACACGCTACGCCCATGGGGGGCCGCTCACGTTTCGGGTCATCCCGCACACAGAGCACCAGCCACCGTGGACCCGGTCCTCTGAGTCGACCCAGGCTGAGCATTGGGCACGTGCCGCGCCTGCCGCTCACGAGAGAATAATCACTCGCTGTTCGCCACCGCCGCTGCGGTGACCTTGGTGCCATGCAGCCCGGTCGAAGGCGACAATGGCTGCGACGGCGGCGTCGATCTTGTGCGGGCTTCCCCGCTTGTCTTTACTGACCAGATCGCCCAGAGGTGTGGCCTTGGCGATGCAGTTTCCGATGTGGGCAGCGAGCCGCTCGTCGCCGTCGTGGGAGCAGGTGCCGGTCACCACGGCCTGGTAGAGCCGGTCAGTGGCGGGTGCCATCCGCTGTGCGGCGCCAGTGTTCCACTCGATCACCCGGCGCTGGCCGTGACGCTTGGACCAAGACTCGATCTCGCTGCGCCACCCCCACGGGTCACATGCCAGCTCGACGACGTCGTACTTCTGGAAGGCGTCGGCTACGGCCTTGTCGACGTCACCGCGAGGCACCCGCCACCGTGGGTCGTCTACGGGGTGCTCCCAAAGACCGACCACGAGCAGGTGACCGTCCATCGTGCAGCCGACCAGGGCGGTGCTGTCACCACTGGCGGACCCGTCAAACGCCATCACGATCCGCTCCCGCCACTTGACTTCCCGCTCAGGTGCGGCGACGTCCTCCCACGACCCCCACCGCAGCCACCGGTCGACCTGGCCGACCCACTGCCCCAGCCGATACCGGCGGAACGCTGACTCGCGCGTCGTCTTCAGCGTCGCCCTCAAAGCGTCGACGTGCAGGAAATCCCCCAGCGCCGGGTTGGCGACCATCCACGCCTTCTCGTCGTCAATGTCGCAGCCGTCCGGGGCAGCGAACTCCACCAGCTTGAACGACTCGTCGTGGGGGTGTTCCCGACCGTAAGACACCAGCCGCCACATCACCGACTCGATGTCGGCCGCTGGCGTACTGATCGCCAACGTGAGCGACTGCTCACGCTTCCCGGCGGCCAGGGCCATCGCCTCCCACGTCGCCTCGCTCACCACGTGTAGCTCATCGACGATCGCCAGCGTGGGGTCCCAGCCCTGCAAAGCGGCTGGTTCGGCCGGCAGCGGAGCAAGCGTGGAGTCGGTGTGCGGCACGTAGATGCGGTCCTGGAACACCTGACACCGCTCAGCCAGGCGGGGGTCCAACTCGACCATGCGCCGGCAGGCGTTGAACACGTGCCGCGCCTGCCTCTCATCCGACGCGACGGTCAGGACCTGGGCGCCCTCCACCTCATCGGCGAACAGGCCGTACATCGCCATCACCGCCGCCAGCCCGGTCTTCCCATTGCCACGGGCGACGGACACCACACCCTGCCGGGGTCGCATCCCGCGCTTGGGGAACATCACCTTGACGATCTCGATCTGCCACTTCCGCAGTCGAAACGGCTCACCAGCCCCGGTCCCCTTCGGGACCTTCAGGTATTCACGAGCGAAGGCGTCGACCCGCTTCCAGCCCCGGGGCGGTAGGGCCGAGAAGTCCAGAGGCGGCGCTGTGACGGCCACCTTCGGCCCTGGACGGCTCACTGGCGCACTCGGAGGCCATCAGGAGTATCTGGGACTCGGCTATGCCAGAGGGTCTCCGGGGGGCCGGGGAGGGGGTTCCCATGCCACCTCCCCATCGTCTCTGTCTGCCTCACCGTCCCGCCTTCGCGCCGTTGTGTTGTCGGCAGAGCGTGGTGAGGTTGCCTCGGTCGTTGGTGCCACCTGCCACCTTGGGGATGACGTGGTCGGTGGTGAGGTCGACGCTGGTGCCGCAGACGGCGCAGGTCGGTTCTTCGCGTCGCACTTGCGCGGAGAGTCGTCGCCAGGCGGCGGTGTAACCGCGGGCGTGTGCGCTGCCTCGTTGGGCGGAGGTGCGGCGGTCGGCTTCGGCTTGGCAGTCGGGGCAGCGCCGGTAGGGCGATGGTTCACCGCAGTCGAGGCACGCCTTCCATGCGGGAGTCGTCACGCGGCGCCTCGCGGGGTTGCTTTCGACCATCAGAACGCGCTCCTTTCGGCGTGGCCCAGCGATCCGGCGACCGTCGGAGTCTCGCGGGTTTCCATGACCTTGCTGTCGGCACTAGCGGATGCTCTGCCCCTACGCTGCCGGACATGGACTTCGATGACTACCTGTTGCAGGATGCGCTGTTTGAACGAACGGTGAGGCCAGATCGGTTCAGCTCGGATTCGGTGGCGGCCATCTCTGACACCGGCGAGGACGACGGCACGGAGGGACGTGAGGGCCAAGGCCTCGGTGGTTCCCTCGAGGCCTTGGGATACTGCGTAGCGCTCGACATCGCGTTGATAGAGCGTCTCGCGGAGCAGATTGAGTACCTTCACCAGGAGATCCTTGATCTTCGTCGGCGCCTTGACGGCTGACGTTCGCTGCTCCATCCGGCGCACGGTCAGGGTCCGCCGCCTGCCATCGGGCCACCCCTCGGGTCGAAATCTCAATCAAACGGGTCATCGTCGTCGCTTCCTTGTGTCGTCGTCACCGGCGCGCCTTCCGCCGGGTCTTCACGCTGTGGTCACGTTCAGCGTTGCCGCGGCGGGTGCCGCTGTGCGCACCAAGACGAACATCGTTTCCGAGCTGCTTCTGTGTCCGGTCGAGCTGCTTCAACGTCCGGTCGAGTTGGTTCAGCCGCTGGTTGAGATTGTGGTTGACCCGCGTCTGCTGCCGAATCGCGTCACCGTACAAAGCGTTCGCGGACTGCCCCCCGAGGTCCGCGGTGGCTCGGTTGCGGCGGGCCAGCAGCCGCTCGTACTGGTCGATCTCGCGGCGTGACATCTTCGACAACTCATGGATCAGGCTCGTGTTGCCCGACGACTGGACCTGGCGGGCCAACCCACCGGACAACCCCTTGTTTTCGGCGCGCCGCAGATCCTCCGCGGCCTCCAGTGCGTCGTTGCGGTCGGCGCGCAACTGGAGCATCGACTCACCGGCGCTGCCCCCGAACGCGTCATGGGTGTACGCCGACGCCACCGACTGCGCGTACTCACGGGACGCGGTGTTGGTGGCCCGTAGCTGCTCGGTGGCCTTGTCGTAGGTCGCGGCGAGTTTGTCTTGCCGGTGCTGCACCTCGATCAGCCGGTCGCCGAGGTTGCTGATCCGGTCCAGTAGCGGCGAACCCCTGCCCAGCGTCTCCCGCAGGCTGGCGATGAGCTCGTTCATCTCGCCTCGGGTGTCGGCCGCCGTCATGCCGGACTTGACCTTGAAGCCACGCACAGCCGCGCCGATGTTGCGGTCCAGGACACCGGCGACGATCTTCCCAAGCGCGCCCCGGTCGACGGCTTCGCCGACCTTCAACCGGTCCAGGTAGCCTTCCACGGCGGCGGTCACCGGCGACTGCGCACCAAACCGCTCCCGGCGGGCGCTGAGGATGCCCCGGTCACGTGCGTTCGTCCACCGCTCCAACGCCTTCAGCGTGCGCTCCTCGCGCTTGGCGCGGCGTTCCTCCTGGGCGGCGGTGCGCACAGTCTCGTTTTTGCCGGTGTTGTTATGCACCACCGTGGTGCCGGGCGGCAGCAGGCCGCCGCTGTCCATTATCATCGAGCCCATGGATCGGGTGTTTGCGGTAGTCGTCACCCCGGGCTGCCCCGTGGCCCCCTTGAGAAAGCCCAACGCGCCCTGCTCCGTGCCACCGGGGAAACCGAAGTGGAGGTGCGGGCCGGTTGATTTGCCGGTGCTACCGATCAGCCCAATCTTCTGACCGGCGACGACATTGTCGCCACCTTTGACGAACACCCTTGAGCCGTGGCCGTAAACCACCTCACCCCACGGGCCGGTCTCAAAGATCGCGTCGCCGTAGCCACGATTCCAGCCGGTGTAGGAGATGCGTCCACTGGCGGCGGCGTAGAACGGTCTACCGTAGTCCTCGCCAGGCAAGTTGAGGTCGATGCCGTCGTGGCCGGGGTAGGTGCTCCAGGCCGCACCGGGCAGCGGCCAGACGCGCCGACCGGAGTAGGCCACCTGCTGCCGTAGATATTCACTGCCCTGCTTCGACAGAGCATCCGACAGACCTTGCGAGATCGTGTCGAACACCGATCGCAGCAATCGCCCGGTGTCGGCAATACCGGACTGTGAGCCGCGCACGTCGAAGACAGGCCCACCGGCAGCGTAACCCTGCGGGAGACCCTCCAGGGCGCCTGCGAGCAGACCCCTGCGGAACTTCTTAAGCTCGGCGTGTCCACGCTCATACGAGCCGTGACCAGCGGCTTTTACTTCCCCAGCGGTGACCATGTGCTCATTGGGCATGCCGATGATCGGCACCGAATCTTTACCGGGGGTTCCCATCCATCCGGGCACTGGGCCACCGAACGCCATCGAGACGCCGAGCTGGTCGGCGACCTTCGCCGCCTGCGACGTCATCTCGAACGTCACCGTCTTACCGGTGATCCCGGACCGCATGTCGTAGTAGTTGCGCTCAAACTCGTCGATCTTCCGGTCCGCGTCGGCGGCGTCGACGTTGACCTTCACGTTGGCGGGCTGGTCGTCGACCTTCTTCGCGGAGGCGGCGACGCCGAGCAGTCTGTCGGCGGTCCTCTCCGCCTCGGTCTGCGTCATCCCCTGCGCGTCGGCGAACTCGATGATGCTGGTCCGTGCCCGCTCGATGGCGGCGCGCCCCTTGTCGGTCTTGCCGGTGAAACCCTCGGTGGCGGAGGCTATGTCGAGGAGCTGGCGCCAGTTCTTCTGGCCGGCTTCCGTGTTCTTGTCGAACCCGTCCTTGTTGTCTCTCAGCGCGTCGTTGGCGTCCATGATCGCCTGCGCAAGACCTAGTTGCCGGTCGATGACAGACGCGGCGGCTGAGCGGTAGCCGACGATGGCGTCGTGGGCGTCCTTTGTTGCGGCAGCTTGGTCACCGAGGGCCTTGGTAGTCGGCGGGAGACTGATTCCGATTTCGTCGATGGCGCCGCCCATCTTGCGGCCGGCGCCCGCCGCCTCCCGGTAAGCGGCGCTGTTGTCGCGGGCGGCGAGCATCGCATCGCGCTCCGCCTGCGCCTGCTGCTCAAGGGACTTCCGGCGGGCGGCGATGGCATCCCCATTAGCCCCGATGATCCCGGTGAGGTGCTTTTGCGCCGTGGCGTACGCGATGACGTCCTCGTCGTTGAAGTCGCCCTTGGGGATGTTCTTCGTCGCGGCGCTCACCTTGCGGATCGCTTTCTCGTTGCCGAGCGCCGCCTGCGTCACCGTGTCGAAACTGAGACCCAACGTGGTCGCGGCGTCATACGCGCCCGCGTCGGCCAACTCCTTCCGTACCGCCGCCTCCGTGGCACGGGTCAGGGCACCCGACTGTTGGTCCAGGGTGTCCGCGACAGCCTGGCCCATCCCGTCCAGCCGCTCCTGCGCCGCAGCGGCCTTCTGGGACTGGGAGGAGAACGCTGCCAGCAACCCACCAGCGGTCCCGATAGCGGCACCCCACGGACCACCGATAGCGAAGCCCGTGAGTGCCCCACCGGCCGCTGACTCAAGCCCGGCCACCGCGCCAGACGACCTGTCAGCGGCGTCCGTCAGCAGCAGCAGCCCACCGGCACCAGCAGCGAGCCTGGCCGCCCCCTTGAGGGCAGCGACGCGCTTCTCGGCGTCGCCGGCGGTGGTGGCGACGTTGGTCAGCCCGGTGACAAAGGACGTCGCCTTGAGCATCTCGAGCCCTTTGCTGGCGACCACGATCGCGCCGATGGCTACCGCCGCGTCCTTCGCCGGCCCAGGGAGTCTGTTGAACAGGCCGAAAGCGTCGGATGCGACATCACCGATGGCTTCGAGCCCAGGGACGACCTGGTTGCCGAGGAAGTTCACCACGTTGGTCTCAAGGTTGCGCTTGAAGGCGGTTACCCGTGCCGACGCGTTGTCGTTGAGGGTGTCGCCCATCTTCTTGGCCGCTCCCTCAAGCCGACCCATCCCTTTGGTGGCCGTGTCAAGGTCGAGCTTGAAAAGGGCGTCCCCGAGATCCTCAGACTGGGTGCCGAACAGCTTGACCGCGATCTGAGCCCGCTTGGCCGGGTCTTCCACCCGGCGCAGCTTGTCGAGAATCAGTGCGGTCGCGTCGGCCGCGGTCTTTCCGCCGGAGCCGACTCGGTCCGACATCTTCTTAGCCGACACACCGAGGTCGTCGAAGCCCTGCGCGGTCGACTCAGACCCGTCGACCGCCCGGATCGAGAACTCCTTGAAGGCGTCCGCCACGACGTCGGCGTCACGGGCACCGGCCTGCAGCCCCTGGGTGAGCAGGCCAGTGGCGGTCTCCCCGTCGATGCCGAGCTTGCGGAACTGGGTGCCGTACTCGTTGAGGGTGTCGAGGAAGTCTTCGGACTTGTCCGCACCGTTCTGGAAGCCGACCGTGATGATGTCGAGCGCTTCGCGGGCGCTGCTAGCCATGCCCGTCCGTTCCAGTTGTCCAGCGGCGCGGGTGATGGCCGCGGTGTCCTGGTCGAACGCGGCGGCTATGTCAAGGACTGACGCCGTGACGTTCTCCAGCTTGGCCTCGCTGGCGGTCGACATGCCCGAAATGTTGAGCTGAACGTCTCGGATGGAGTCGTTCACCGCGCTCAACGACTCACCGTACGCGTTGGCGTAGAGGTCGCCGGCTACCCGGCCGATCGCCGCTGACTCAGCCGGGTTCAGACCGAGCTGCGCCGCGAGTTTGTCACCGGAAGCCTCCCGGCTGAGCGCTTCGGAGAATGATGCCGCTACTGCTGCACCGATTCCCGCGCCAGCGACCAGTGGGCCGAGTTTGGAAAGTCCGGACTCGAACTGCGAGGTGTCCGGTGCTGGTATCTCCGGCGCGGGCAGCGAAGGAATGGCGGGGAGGTCCGGTTGGGGGATCTCCGGCTGCCCGATCTCGGGGGCGACAAGATCGGAGAGAACAAACAAGTCCGGGTAGGGAATCACCGGCTGCCCAACCTCGGGGGCCAGCAGGTCAGGCAACCGCGGCAGGTCGGGGACCGGGATCGAGGGGCGCCCAATCTCAGGGGCCGGGATGGTCAACGACTGCCCAGCGGACAACAACGGCGCGTAAACCGTCTTCGCGCGGGAAGCTATCGACGCCTGCATCCCCGCCGCGATCTGACCACCGCTGGCCTTGCCGAGCGCGCTGGCTTGGGAGTTGAGGCGCGCCTCCATCCCACGCAGCGACGGAATGACCTGGAGGGTGGAATAGCCGATGATGTCGCCGCTCATGAGTCGTAGTCCTCCCCTTCGGTCAGTCCGTGCCGTGCCTGCATCGCCTTGATTCGGCTGCCCTTGGTCAGCCGGCATCGCCCGGCACTTCCAGATCCGGTCATCCCAGGTGAAGGAGTAGGCGTCGGTTCAGCCATCAGATTGCCTTCGGATCGAAGGGCTCGTCACTGGTCACCAGCCGCAGACCCGGCCCGCCGTCATCGAGGGCGCGCACCTCATGGGCCAGGTCCAGCAGTCGCCTGCTCAGCCCCACGAGGTCACGGGCAGAGCAACCATCGTCGATAGTTCGCGCGATCAGGTCGCGGAGAGCCACCAGGAGGTCCCGGTAAGTGCCGCTCTCGGCGGCTTCAAGCACGGTCACGGCTGACTCGCTTCCCTGTGGGTTTCCTCGCGGGAGGGAGATTCCGCCTATGCCGAACGGTGTCCGCGCCGAACGGTGTCCGCGCCGAGAGGGGGGAGCCTGTCATCGGGTCAGGCGACCGCTACGGTCGTCGCAGTCTGGGCAGCGATGGATTGCTCGATCTCCGCGACTCGGGCTTCTGCCTTTCCGAGGCGTCGGGCGTGCTGTTGGTTCGCGACGCTGATGCGCGTCTGGATTCGCTGCTCGGCGGCTGACGTGAGTTCATCTCCGGAGAGCCCGGGGGTATCGGCCGCGATTGCCTCTGCTAGCGCGTGGACAGCTGCAGAGGGGATGGCGGGCACCGTTTCCTTCGCTGCCGCGAGTTCTTCCTGAGCGTCTCGCGTGTCGTGCAGAGCTTTGACCGGCATCCAGATCGACTCAACGAGTTGCTTGCTCGAGGGGTTTTTCATCTTGGAGATCGCCCGGTACAGCGACGCTAGCTGCGCCGCGTCTTGGTGGGATATCTGGTGCGGATCGGAGGGCAACCGCTGTAGCCACACCAGCTCAGCCGGCGTCAGGTCCTCGCTTTCCCGGTGTGCACCGAGTCTGGCCGCCTGCTCGGGGTGGACGTAGGTCTTCGCACCCACCGTCGGCCGATCATGCATGGCGGTGAGGAATTCCCGCTCAGCGCGGGAGATGCCCTTGCGCCTAAGCATCTGTAGCAGCCTGCCGCGACCCACATCGGAGTACTTGGCGGTGCCGACGAGCTCGAGGATCTCCGCTTGGGTCAGCGCCATTCAGGCAGCTCCTTGATCTGTGTGGTCGCCAGCTGGCAGGTCGGCGATGTAAGCGTCGATGTCGGCGACGCGAAGTCGTGAGAGCCCACCGACTCGCACAGTGTTCAATGCTCCTGCTGCCACCAGCCGCTTCACCGTCCGGTGGGAGCACGCCAGCATCTGTGCGGCGGTGGCGTAGGTGACCAGTCGTGGACTCACCGGACCAATCTCGCGGCTATCGCCATCCGCCTCTAGTGGTGGCACCGACTGGCCCGCAATGGCCCCAGACGTGAGAGCTGCTACCACGTCCGCAACGCCCGCTGGGACCTGCATGCCGCTGCGGGTGTAGAGCTTTTGGTGCTCACGAAGGGCATGAACGACGAACGCCAGCAGCTCCGTTGAGAAACTGACGATCAGCGGGCGTTCGGTCACAACTCCGCGTCCGTTCACGAGGCCCCGGCCCCGGAGGCGCGCAAGCCACGCGCGCCGATGCCGGCCAGCTCGGCGAAGACTCGGTCGGGCCAGTCGCACGGTCGCCAGATGTCAGCGGCGGCGCCTGCTTCGGTGTGTTGGCACAGCCACCGCCGTTGGGCAGCTGCGGTCCGGCCGCGCTCGCCCTTCAGCTCGCGGAACAGCAGCCCGTCCGGGCCGACGATCACGAGGTCCGGGAGACCGGGCTCCGATCGGCGACTGTCGTGCGTGTGGTACGCCAGCAAGGCGGTCCATCGGCAGGCGTCTCGGACCGCTTCGAGGAGCCGCTGTTCGGTGACCATCGTTGGCACCTCACCGGCCGCTTGCGGAGTACCGGCACCACTCGGGGGTCTTATATAAAGACCCCCCCGAGCGTGAAGGTGCTGAGTGCGTGAAGGCCGTGAAGGTGTCCGTGATGGTCTCGCCTGCCGTCTGGCGACCGTGACCGTGGAGGTCGTGATGGGGTCGTGAAGGGTTTTCGCCGGAGGGGAAGCGTGAAGGGTGCGTGAAGGTCATTTGCGCCCCCATCTCGTCGGCTGGTTGTTGGTCCGGTCGCCTTCGATGAGAACGTCGACTAGCCCTTGATTGGCGAGCTTGTCGAGGCGGCGTCGCGCCTTCTCCCGTTCGCTGGCGGTGGGATTGTCGGTGTCGTAAAGCACCCGCGCGGCGCCGGCGGCGGTGAGCCCGCCCGCCGTCTGGCAGACCGCCACTAGGTCGGTGGCGTGCCAGACCGCGGACCGCCCGGTGTCGTGGTCGTGGATGATCTTCAGTGGCCCGACCTCGGCCGCCGGTTGCTTGATGTGGTGCAGCCCGACGATGGGGTCACCGGGCGCGCCGGTGAGCAGTAGGACGCTGCCTGCGCCGGCGGCCAGCCAGGTGGACCCGTACAGGTCATCGAGGTTCGGTGCGCCTGCCTTGGCGCCGCTGATGGTCTTGCGGTTGTGATGCAGCTCGACGACCTGCACGCCGGCGGTCACGGCGGTCTGCCGGGCACGGTTGTACCCAGCGCCGACCTCGTCGTCGGTGAGCCCAACGGCGGCGTCTTTCAGTGAGTCGACGACCACCGTGTCGGCATGGGCCTTGCGGCACAGGTCGAGCAACAGCCCGGTGAAACGGGCGAGGTCCGCCGGCGGTGGCCCCTGCCAGACGACCAGGCGGTCGTCGAGCTCCTCTCGCCATGACTCCCCCACCATGCGACGGAAGGACCGGGCGGCCTGCCGTGGTCGGTCCATAGCCAGGTACAGCGTGCGGCGGTGTCCTGGCTTGATGGGGTAGCCGAGCAGCTCGGCGTACTCACCAAACCCGCACCGGCCGAGGCTGAGCTGTTGCGCCAGTGAGGTCTTGCCGACCCCTTGACCGCCACTGATGACCAAGGCTTCACCGTCAGCCATGACGACGTCGGCGCCGTTGCCCCACAGCGCCTCGGGGTCAGCAGGGGTGTCCAGCACGAAGCTGCCGCCCGCTGTGAAGGCGTACACCGTCGCGTCGGTGCCACGATCGAAACTGTCAATGGCATCGACGAGCTGGGCGCGGTCGTGGGTGTAATGCTCCGCGACGGCCGCCTCCCTACCCCACGGGTCGAACCCGGTCATGGCGACCACCCGCTAGCGGTGAGAATGTCGCCCGAACGCAGCCCAGCAACCCACTGCCTCACTGCGCGGGGCTCGCCCTGGACGTCGATGCACAGCCGGTCGGCGTGCTGCACCAGTACGTCAAACACGGGCATGTAGGGCGCCAGCGCACCAACGATCAAGATCAGGCGGGCGCCGTCAGGCGTGTTCCCAAGAACCGCTGCGACACGCTGCCGTTGGCGATCCTCGCGGACGGTGGTGAGGTCGCATCGAACGCTGCCGGAGATCACGCGACCAGCAGCTCCTCGCGGGTCGCGTTGCCGTGAAACTCAGCGAGGGTCGGCCGGGCAGCTTCGAATGCCTCGGCCCGACCTTCCCAGTAACCGGAGGTCGCCTCGGCGAGAGCGTCTTGAATCACACGGGCTCGGAAGCGGTCGAGGTAGTCCTCTGTCTGCTCGGTGGTCATACCGACCAACCCCGAGCGGCCATGTCCGCGAGCATCGCCCGGTCGGAGTCCTCGGCGTCGATGGTGCTGTTCCACGCCACCGGGTCAGCGATCTGACCCATGATCGCGTCGTGCGTGATTTGGCGAAGGACTGATGGTCTGAACGCCTCCAGCTCAACCGCTTGTTCTGCAAGCCCCACATGACGACAGGTGTCCGCGAACCGCTTGTAGCTCGAGTCTTTCGCGTTGACTGCGTGTGTCTGCAGGTCGTGATCGAGGATCTGCTGCGGCGTCACGGCCAACCGGGTGAAGGTGATCTCGACCTGGCCGTCGGAGTAGCGGTTCAGACGCTCCTCCAGCGACCGTGGGATCGCTAGCCCGCTCGGGTCCCAGTCGCCGACGTACAAGATCTTGACCGGCTTGCCGATCGCGAGGTAGGTCATCGCCGACTCGTGGGCGAACTCCTTGCCGGCCTGTCCCTTGCAGGAGAACAGGCCTACGCCGAGCTCGCGGGTCACGTGCTCGATCAGCATGGAGGTGGAGTCCGACTCGGCCCACACCTCCACGCGCCGGGGTTGCGTCCCCCAGAGGTTGCGCCGGTACTGCTCGTGCGTGCGGTCTAGGGCGTCGGTCAGCGAGTCGTACATGGTGGCGAGCCGCACGTACCGGCCGGAGTCGACCAGCCATCCCCACGGCAGCTCGCCGCGTTCGCGCATGATCCCGAGGTTGCGGACTACGTCGTTGTACGACGTGCGGTCCTTGCCGGTGTCCTTCTGCCACAACGAGCCGATCCCGACGTAGTAGACCTGCCGAACCGAGCAGGGCTTGTTCTCATCGACGATCCGGTGCAGCGCCGATCGGAACGCCTCCATCGCGGCCTTGTTGCGGCGCTGGACTTTTGTTTGGCTTGCAGAACTGATCGCCGGTGATCCGGCGTCTCTGAGTGCATGTGCGGCGGGGCGTATCATCGACACGTCGATCTCGCTGCCCGCGCCTTCGACTTCTGCCCCGAGGTTCGCCGCCTCGGGGCTGCTCTTTGTGGTCACGCCGCCGATCCGCTCGTTTCCTTGGCGCGGGCCTGAGCAATCCAGGCGTCGACATCCGCGCGGTCGTACAGCACGCGCTTGCCCACCCGAAACGATTTCGGACCCGTGTCCTTGTGTCGCCAATAGCGGACCGTGGGCGGCGTAGTTCGCAACTCCTCCGCCACTTCCTCGGTTGTCAGGTACTTCATGGCGTTCCTTCCTCGGTGCGCCGGCTTGACGTGTAGGAAAATGGTGGCATGTTCAGTGTTGCGTTGGCAAGCCAACCCGTGTAGCGTATCTTTCCTTTTAGGAACGGAGTGCCCATGCCGAGACCTAATGCGCCGCGAACCATCGCAGGCGAGCACTCACTCGCGCGCCGTGTGGCACATGAGCGCGAGTCTCGGAGGATGAGTTACGAAGGGCTGGCCAGCCGAATGGTCAACGTGGGCTGCCCCATCAACGCCTCAGCCATCTACAAGATCGAGAAGTCCGACCCGCCGCGGCGCATCACCGTCGATGAACTAGTCGCCTTCTCGAAGGTGTTCGACATCGCCATCGACCAGTTGCTACTTCCGCCGGAGGTCGTCGCCTCGGGGGAGTTGCGGGCACTCGTTGTTGCGTGGGACGAGGCCACGGTGCTCTTCAACGCAGCCACGGTTGAGGAGCGTGAATCTCGAAGGCGGCTACAGGACTTTGTAGCTGAGCATCCGGAACTCGCTGAGTCCCTAGAAGGGCTTGTCGACGAGTTGGTAAGCCGGCAGATCCCTGACACGGAACAGGGATTGGCTATGCGGCCCATCGCCTTCGCAACTTTCATGTACGAGGTGACCGGTGCAAAGGAGTGGGACCAGCGTGCCGACGAGCTCGCTGAGAAATATCGGGCGGCGCGGCGTGGCTAGCATCCAGAAGCGCCCTGACGGCCGCTGGCGCGCCCGCTACCGCGACCCCGCCGGCAACGAACACGCCAAGCACTTCGACCGCAAGCTCGACGCTCAGCGTTGGATCGATGGCGTGGCGAGCGCCATGCTGACGGGACGCTACGTCGACCCTGCGCTCTCTCGAGTGACGGTGGGCGAGTGGTCCGCGCGGTGGCTCGCTGGGCAGCACCAGCTCAAGCCGTCGACGAGAGCGACGTATGACTCGCTGCTCCGCTGCCACGTCCTGCCGTCGTGGGCCAACGTGCCCCTTTCGGCGGTCACGCACGCCGACGTAAGCGCCTGGACCGCAGTGCTGGCTTCCAGCGGTCTCGCGCCCTCCACCG